TTCTGTTCCTGTGTGGTGCTTTCTTCTGTGTCCGACTCGGACACCTTTGTTTCTTCCTTAATAGTTTCTTTATTGTCCTTTTCTTTTACTTCATTCATTATGCTGTTTTCTCCTTTTCCTCATAGAGATTTTGAATCAGTTTAAGCATTAACGGAATAAGTATTCGGAAGTTCCAGTCTTCCGGCTTTCCTTCCTCATTCAGCTGTGCGGCTTCCGGAAAGATACTGTATACATCTTCCGCGTAGAAACCTGGCAATTTCTTTCCGTTTAGCCAGTCTGTCGGGCTTAAATAGTTTTCTTTGTACTTAAACCATATTACCGGCACATCCAGTATTTTTTTTGCTTCATTCAGCGTCATATATGCAATATGATCTTTGTACCGTTTTGACGAAGATGACAAATAAGCCACTGTTGCTCCGTCTCTTGCAAATACCATATGGCCTCCAGATGTCACATGGGAAAGATTAAATACTTTAAATGCGTCAGAACCATCCGAAAACGTTGAAGTACCCGTATGTATCTCTAACCCTCCATTAAAAATGAAAGCGTGTGATCGCATACTTAACGTTGCATATCCGGTGGTTATTTTTCCGCTTGTAACCGTAAAATTTCCGATAGTTCCTTTCTTCGCTGCAAATGAACCGTCTGTGTTAATTTTAAAATAAGTATTCGCAGTAACCAAACCGTTGAAGTCAATTTTTGATGCGTTAATCTTAACGCTCTGCGCTGTCTGGTTAATTGATGATGCAATATCTCCCTTTGAAACTTTGCTGCTGATTGAAGTCTCGGTCTGCGTGATCCGAGAACTAAGACCACTTTCTGCATTCTTTGCCCTCGATACCTCTGATGTGATAGAGTCTTCTGCTACGGTAATTCTGGATATTGCAGTGTCCGCTGTATCTTTCGCAGTATCTGCAGTATCTTTCGCTGCATCCGCAGTGCTTTTTGCAGCGTCCGCCTGCGCTTTTGCAACGCTAATGTCCTGATCCTGGATTCTTTCCCATGATGCTGTTTTACTTCCGGATGTCGTCCCTGAGCACTTCCAAAGCAAATTGATGTTGTTTCCGTAGTTTCCATGGTTCGGACTCTCCGGATATGTTCCTTTTGACAATTCTGTTACTGTATAGTTTGGCAATGATTCCGCAGTTCCGGTTCCTTCTCCTGATGCACTCGTCACTGATGCTATATTGAATCCATAGAAGTTACAGTTTGAGCTATCCGTGCGCCAATATACATAAAATTCCGATGTCGGAACAAAGACGGAAGCTCCTGCTATATCAGTCCCTCCGAATTTCCCTGCAAGTTTCATGGTTCCATTATCGTTGTAATAAATCTTTACATAATCGTAATTTACGCTTTCTGTTCTGGAATCGGATGAAAATGTGATCTTTAATCCCGGAGTTTTGTACGTGTACCTATACGCATATCCAGTTGTAATATCATAGTAAATATCCCCGACGTGCAAAGACTTTAAATCATCAGTCGTCCAGGCTGAGGCTGGTTCATTTGATGTTGTCGGGATTTTACTTCCGTAGAAATTTCCGTTTTTCTCAGATACTGCCTGGCGTACGGTTTTTACTTCAAGAGTGATGTTGTCTACTGCCAGCTTTATAGCTGTATTCATTTGTTCTGTTGTAGAATAACTTTTCAGCTTTGTATCTGTATCAGCTTTTGCATTCTTTTCTGCCTGATCTGCTGCAGTCTGTCCGGCTTTCGTGGCATTTGTTTCTGCGTTGGCTGCTGCTGTCTGTCCAGCTTTTACTGCGTCTTTGTATTTTTCTTCTACCTGTACTGTTGTCGTATAGGTTTTTGACACCTCTAAGGAAATGCTATCTGCAGCTTGTTTAATCGCACTGTTCATTTCCAGTGTCGTTGAATAATTCAGTAACTTTGTGTCTGTATCTGCTTTCGCATTCTTTTCCGCCTGATCTGCTGCGTCCTGGCCAGCTTTCGTGGCGTTTGCTTCGGCGTTGGCTGCTGCCGTCTGGCCAGCTTTCGTGGCATTGCTCTCTGCCAGATCTGCCGCAGTCTTCCCGGCTTTTACTGCGTCTGTATATTTTTCTTCAAGTTGTCCGGTTGTAGCATATTTTTTTGATACTTCCAGGGAAATGCTATCCGCCGCCTGATTGATTGCGCTGTTCATTTCTACTGTCGTAGAATAGTTTTTCAGTTTTGTATCTGTATCGTCTTTTGCATTCTTTTCTGCCTGATCTGCCGCGTCCTGGCCTTCCTGTACTGCGTTTGCATAGAGTTTATTTGCCATCTCCTGTGTCGTATATGTCTTTGACACTGTTGAGAGGATATTTGTCTCGGTCAGTGTTATTGCTGATCTGAGTTTTTCTTCCTCTCCCTTTGCCCTGGATACTTCTGCAGTTATGAGTCCCTCCTGGACCTCGATTTTGGAAAGCGCAGATTCTGCTGTACTCTGAGCTGCTTCAATGTCCTTATCTTTTACCCTTACCCATCCATACTCATTACTATCATTTTTCTGATACTGATAAGCATAGCCAGTTGTGGTATTGAAAAAGAGATCTCTTTCATGCTCCTGTCTCAATTCATCAGTTGTCCAGGCTGAGGCCGGATTGTTTCCGGAAGTAGGTTCATAATTTCCATACCAGTTTCCGGATTTCCTTTCCAACTGCTGCTCCAGGCTTGATACAGAAAGAGTTATTTTCCCATCCATGGCTTCTATGGACGTTGTGACCTCTTTTAATATTGCTTTTTTGTTTTCTGAATCCCCGTCCGATATTTTTGTTTCAATGTAATTTTTGCATTCTGTTGACAGAGCTTCTGTTTTAATCGAACCGGCAAGGATTCTCTCCCCCAGAATGGTTCCGTCTAAAGTCATGCCGACGGTATACGGACCGGCATAACCATTGTGCGAACCTCCGATTCCATTTTTGTTTATCTGCAGTATATTTGTCGCCTGGTTTTTATCCGGTGCGTCCATGTACAGATCTCTGAGCCAGAGACCGTTTTCATCAAATTCGGTGAGCTTATATCCACCTTTCGCTCCCGTCATTTGCTTCGTAAGGTTATCAATTGCAGACTTCATCCATTCTGTCTGAACTCTGCCTGCGTCTGTTGCCTCTTGTCTGATCTGTGTGAATGTTCCGGATGTCTGATCTGTAAAAGACTGCTGCAGGTTTTCTCCAAGTGTCAGCTGCGCCTGATCTGGCTGTTGCAATGGTATTTTCATTTCCATAACCGGAAGAACTTTCTTCATTCCGTATGGAATTGCATTGCAAAGCACTCTGTCCCCTATGTCAAACGAATCGTAATCCTGTCCGAATAAAGACAGGTCTACAGCAGTCAGCGAAATAACAAGACTTTCATACTGGTTACTTGTCAGAAATTCAGTTGCTTTCTTTAACAGGTTTGCCGGAACTGATACGTCGTCCCATTTTTCTGTTCTCCATACCCAGCCAAAATTTTCAACTGCTTCTTTACTGTATATGTAGTCTTTTCCATCATTTACTGATGTAATATCAACATTTTTTTCAAGTCGTTCAAATTCGGATGCGTTTTCGTCTGTTTCCTGTTCGATTGCTGCCCCCAGCGGAATCAGGGCTGTGATAACATCATCTGCTGTCATTGTCTCTGAATAATCCATCAGGTTTTCCCCGAATTGTATAGGCTGTTCACAATATTTTCCGTATTCCTGAATAGTCAGCCAGTCAAGATACAGTTTATCGTTCTCGTGCCTGAGCCGCAGGTATCCTCCCAGGCGGTCAACTAATTTATCCCGGATTGCTTCCAGTGTGTTCTCTCTGTCTGTAATTCTGTACAAAGAATCATTACTGTCGTGGATCGTTACGACTCCTGTATATATCTTTTTTCTGTCTTCCACCTGATTATTGTGAAGTTGTAACCATGCGTCTAACAGATCTCGTGGGGATATATCGTGCCATTCCTGCTGTGGCAGTATGCTGTCAGCAAGGAAAGACAATGCTCCGGTTGCTTTCACCGGTTGGTTCTTAAATCGGTCTTTCTCGCGTGTGCGGACTTCTCCGTAAAAAATTTCTGTATTTCCTCTGTATACAGAAACCATACTTTTTCTGTTGTGGATTTCTCCGTATAGTGGATTTAACGGTGGAACCTTTAAAGTAAGTTCCCCCGCATATCCAGTCTGTAAATCCAGTTCTGGATTGATAACTGCTGCCTGCCGGTCCCCTGGATAATACAGGACTTTTCCATCTAATTTAATTTTATAAATCACAATGATCCCCTCCTGTAAACAATATCCAGTGTTCCGGATCCCGAAAATTCCAGGGTTTCATCTGTTCCAAATACAACAATATCCGGAAATCTGTTTCTTCCAAGCGTCAGTGTGTATGTTTCTCCGCATCCTGTAACCTTTAATCCGGTTGAACCTATGCTTTTCACATTCAGTACCGGCACTATTGCAATATCTCCGGCGCATACTGTGTATGATCCAGAGCCGGAAATTGTAATTCCGGCTCCCTGGTCTATTACACCTGTTTCAAAATCAAACGGGTCCCAGAGCCAGTCCTCTGTTGAATCCGCAAGGGAATATTTGTACGGATCTGCTTTTGGAATACTTAAATGAAATTGTCCCACCTCTCTGGAACGGTCAAAGTCTGTAATATATGCTCTGCCGGTCCAGAAATACGTCGGATCATTCGAAAACGTTACTCTCACATTCTTTCCATGCAGCTGTCCTCGAATGTTTGAGATAAAGCTGTCCCAATCTTCCCTTGGTTTCTTTCCCCCAAGCAAAATATCAATTTCTCTTGATTTATAGATTGTTCTTCCTGTTATCGCTTCCGATCCATCCAGAAATCCGTCTGTACCTGGAATATCAATGTAATATGTTTCTACGTCCGGCTCTTTGATGTAATTGTTATTTCCAATCGCACACCCCCAGTCGTCCAGCGTATCAATGACTTTCCCTGTATTTTCAACTGTAATTGTTGCTTTTATTGTTAATACATTATTCATCTATACGCCGCCTCCTTTGCTATTCTTCCAAGCTCTGTATTTATTGCGGGTGCAAGTTTTCCAGCCCATTCTTTGTTGTCGAAATAGATTTCCTGTCCTGCGCTCATTACTTGGATCAGCTGTGCCAGCATTCCGGTTATTCCGGTAATATCTGTTTTGTTCAGATTATTAGCTGGTTTCATTGAACTTGTATCTAACTGCATATCCATCTGAACATCTTTCATTGCGTCAGCAACAAGTCCCTGGCTCTTTTCAATTCCTGTCGCAAGGCCTTTCATAAAGTCCGGCATCCATTCCTCATAGTAATGTAACGGACCCTCATCCGGTCTTGAGAAATGCAACCATGATCTTATTGTGTTTGCTACGTTCGATACTGCATTCGTTACGTTACCTATGCAGCTCCTGATTCCGTTTGCAATACCATTCACGAAATCCTGTCCCCAGCGAACCGCCTGCCCTGGTAATCCCGTAATATAACTGATCGCGCTGGAAAATCCATTTACAACAGCGGAATATACACCTGACAGTGCTCCAGATATTCCAGATACAACGCTGTTAAATGTATCAACAGCTCTGTCTTTCATATTTCCGGCGTATTGTATAACTGTTTCCTTTACGTTCTGCCACGTTTCGGACGTTCTCTCTCTGATGTTATCCCAGTATTCTGAGGCTCTGTCCTTCAAATTCTGGATTGCTTCTGTTGTACTTTCTTTCAGCTTTTTCGCATTGTTGACAACGAATCCTTTTATTGCTGTCCATGCTTTTGATGCTGCCTGAGAAGCAGAATCCCATATTTTTGACACTGTGTCCCGGAACCCTGTAAATAGTGTTGTGACTGCGGTAACAAGTCCTTTTGCCAGAGTGGAGACAACCTGCTTAATTCCGGTCCATATTGTTTGCGCTGCGTCTTTGATATTTGTCCAGATATTTGATGCGTCTGTTTTGAGTTTATCAAAGTTACCTGTTACCAGGTCGATCAGTAAGATCACCGGTGCAAGAATTGTATTTTTCAACAACTCCCATGCGCCCTGTGCAATCGTCACAAGTCCCTGCCAGATGTTCTGCAGTGTATTAACTGCATTCTGCCATAGCGTTGTGATCGTTGTCACAATTCCGGATATAACCGGATTCTGCATCATTGTCGTCCAGATATTTGCAAAGAAATCTGATACCTGCTGCCAGATACCGGACCACCACGCTGGAACACCTGCAAAAAATGTAACAACGCTGTTCCATGCCTGCGGTATTGTTACGGTAAAAAAGTTTACAATTCCATTCCATATCTGCATGAAAAAGTCTGATACCTGCTGCCAGATTCCAGACCACCATTCCGGAACTCCTGAAAGGAAGTCCATCAGTGTGCTCCATGCCTGCGGTATTGTCTCTGTAAAAAATGACACAATTTTTTGTACAACTGCATTTACTACATCCCGGAACCATTCGCATTTTGTGTACAGCAATACCAGAGCTGCCACAATCGCGGCTATGACAGCAATAACCGGGTTTGCGGCTATTACTCCAAACAGTGCGGTAAAAGCACCTTTTAGCTTTCCAATAATACTCGTTATTGTTGTTAAAGTTTTCATCTTAGAAAACAGTCCTGTAATTGCAGATATTCCGGTTGCAACTTTTCCAACCATTATCAGCAACGGACCAATCGCGGCGACTATCAGTGCAATTGTGGCAACTACTTTCTTCTGTCCTTCGCTCATTCCATTGAGCTTTTCAACAAACCCTTGAATAACCTCTGCCGCTTTTCTGATATATGGCATCAGGATTTCTCCGAAGGCTATTGCCAACTCCTGCAAGGCACTCTGCAAAGTTGTAAGCTGTCCAGAAAGATTATCCTGCATGGTTTCAGCCATATTCTCCGCGGCTCCGTCGCAATTATCAATGTTCTTGATTAGCTTTTCGTAATCTGCATCTGATGCGTTGATGATGGCCAACATTCCGGACATGGCTTCTTTCCCGAAAATAGCTGTTGCGGCCTGGGTCTGTTCTGCTTCTGACATATTTCCCATTGCTTCTCTCAAGAAATCCATGGTTTCTTTGAGAGTTTTCATGCTGCCATCTTCGTTCTGTAAAGCCTTGTTGTACAGTCTTACGTTTTGCGTGGTTCCTTCCTGCAACTGTGTCAGGGTTTCGTTTGCACTTGCAAGCTCCGTCTGCTTTATTTCCAACGTTGCTGCAGCATTTGAAGCTTCTGTTGACTCAGCTCCGTATTTTGACACCGCATCATTGTATGCCTGCTGTGCTTTATCCGCTGCAAGTGATGCTTTCTGCACCCTGAGCATTTGCTTATCAACTTTTGCCTGATCTACGGCGGTTGCGGCTTCTGTTGCGTAAAAGCCCCACTTTTCCATTGCGTCTCCGACATCTTTTGACGGTTTTATCATGTTTGTCAGAGACGCTCTCAACTGCGTTCCGGCTGACGACGCTTTGATTCCGCTGTTCGCCATGAGTCCAATTGCTACCGCCGCATCTTCTGCACTGTATCCCAGCGCGCCTGCTACCGGAGCGATGTACTTAAATGTTTCTCCCATCAAGCTGACGTTTGTATTTGCACTTGATGATGCCTGTGCAAGCACGTCTGCAAAGTGCGAACTGTCTTCTGCTTTCATGCCGAACGCCGTAAGCGCGTCCGTAACAATATCAGAAGTTGTTGCAAGATCTTCGCCAGATGCAGCTGCAAGGTTCATTATTCCCGGAAGACCATCATACATTTGCTGCGCGTCCCATCCGGCCATTGCCATGTATCCCATAGCATCTCCGGCTTCTTTTGCAGAGAATTTTGTCTGTGCTCCCATCTCTCTTGCACGTTCTCGCAACTTATCCATGTCTTCCGCAGACGATCCGGATATTGCGGCCACATTGGACATGGAGCTGTCAAAATCTGCTGCAGTCTTTACTGCTGCTGTTCCAAGTCCTGTCACTGCCGCCGTAACCGGAAGCATTTTTTCTCCGGCAGATGTCAGCGACTCCCCTATTTTCCCGGATGTTTCAGAAATCTCGGCCAGTTTTGCGGATCCTGATCCAACTTCATTCTCAAGTGATTGCAGGCTCTGTTCTGTTTCTATAATTGTCCTTTTCAGAGCGTCATACTGTTCCTGGGATACTTTTCCCTCCTGGAATTTCTGCTGTACTTCCCCTTCTTCGTTTTTCAGAAGTTCCAGCTTTTCTTTTGTGTTTCCGATTTCATCAGACAGCGCTCTCTGTTTCTGTTGTAATAATTCCACATTCGTAGGATCCAGTTTCAGCAACTTATCAATTTCTTTGAGTTCTGTCTGTGTAGTATTTATTTTTGCATTCAGACCATCAAGCGACTGCTGCATCTGAGTAGGTGCATTCTTCGCTTCATTTTCCAGAGACTTCAAACTCTCCTCGGTTGCAATGATTTCTCTTTTCAGAGCGTCATACTGTTCCTGGGAGATTTTTCCCTCTGCAAACTGCTGCTGTGCCTGCTGCTCTGCAGTCTTTAAGGTTTCCAGCTTTTCTTTCGTGCTTTCGATTTCGTCAGCAAGCGCTTTCTGTTTCTGCTGTAATAATTCCACATTCGTAGGATCCAGTTTCAGCAGATTGTTTATATCTTTCAGCTGTGCCTGTGTGGTCTTTATCTGTGAATTTACATTTTTAAGTGAATTTTGTAGTCCTGTGGTATCGCCGCCAATTTCAATCGTAAGTCCCCTTATGTCGCGGCCTTTGGACAAAAATTATCACCTCCGTTTAGAATTTATCCATATCCTCCTGAGTTGCCATTTTCGGCCATTTATAGTCGTCGTTATTTTTTTCCGTAAAAATATCCAGGACAAGACCTACTGTCAGAAGGTCTAAATCCTGGATACTTATTCCAACTTGTGCGCACCTGAGAAGGAATAGAGGTGTCGTCATTTCCCGGCTACTTGGTCGAAGTTTTTTTTTGCTTCTGCCTGTGTCTGCTGGTTCAGGTTCCAGAGTTTTACAATCTCCGGGAAAATTGTGTAAATCGAAAATGTATCAAACTGATCTAACCAGTCGTATACATCTTCTGGAAAATCCTGTCCCTTTTTCTGTGCTGCGTGTTTTGCCATTACGAATGCGACGTTTTCGAACATCTCTAAATCCTCGATAGGGATGTCCGACTCGGACACCTTCGTTTCAGTCTGCTTATCCTGTGATTTTTTTACGGACTTTTCAATTTTTGCCATGTCCTGAAAAATATCTCTCCGGAACTGAATCCGATAAATTCTCGGAATTGCAGCAGAAGCGGCAAAAAGCACCTCTTTATCATCAATTTTAATTGTTTTTGTCAGCATCCTTATTCTCCTGCGGCTTTTTTATTAACAGCCTGTGCTGCTTCGGTGACTGTTTCCGGATAATACACTGTCTTATACCATCCGCTGTATACAGTGTCGTCTGTATCCACTGTGGTCTGAGCTTTTACACGTCCGTTTGGAAGCGGAGCATTGCTGATCGTAATTGTTTCTGTACCAGGTTCAATACTATCTTCTTTTGTCTGGGATTCGATTGACGGTCTGGTAGCTGTGCAGTTGTAGAGAACTCGTCTGATTCCTTTCTGATCTCCGTCAAATTCAAACAGAAATGCAAATTTCTGTGTATCCGTAGAATCACTGATTTCATGCAGTACGCCTTTTTCGTCCTTCTTTTCTTTCAGGACATCCTGTCTGAAAGAATCCGGGATTAACGCAAATTCTGCATCTCCTTCATATCCGTTGTTTGCAGCCGACACATAATACTGGATTCCGTCTGCATAGAACGGTGAAATATCTCCATTTGCGTCAAGCGATAATGATACAGATCCCGGAATTGCTTTCGGGACTCCGAAAGTAATTGTCCCATCTTCTCCTTCGTTCTGTAATGCGTAATGTGCGTTTTTAAGATTGTACTTAACTTTGTTATCTTTTTTACCCATCTTTATACCTCCATTTCGTATAAAACTTCGTACATTTTTTCTGAGTCAAGATATTCTCCTGTCTTATCGTATGTGATTCCATACTTATCCAGGATGTCCTCTATCTTCTTTTCATTGTTCCAGTCCTTTTCGTCTGAATACAATTCGATATTCAGAACGTCGATTTTCGCATATGTAATTCCGTCCGCATGAAAATTATCACTTTCCGGAATCCTCCATACGATAAAGGGCGGCTCTATCCAGTTATGAGTTGAAAAATGATCGTATTCATATGGCAAGCCGATTTCATTCAACATTTCTTTGATATTTTCAACTGACATCATAGCCTTGACGTGATCTCCCTTTCCAGCTCTGCTATTGCTGCCTGTTCTGCAGGTTCTACATGTTTGATTGCGGCTACCCTTCCGCCCCCTCTTTTCTGATGTCCTTTTTCAAGCAAATGCACCAGGGAGTATTTTGTATCGTGGATCGCAATAACTAAACTTGTAGAATTTTCTTTCACAACAGTTTTCTTCCATCCTTTTTTATACTTTCCGGTATTTACCGGGGATGTCTGTTTCAGCTTTGATACTGTCTTTTTTGCAACATTATTTACGCATTCCTTCGTTGTCTCAGCGCATTGTTTTCCATAGTCTTCAACAAGGCGATTTATTTCTGCTGCCAGATCATCAATTTTAATACTATCCGCCATTGTCGCTCCTCCTGTCTTTATACAACTGTACGATTTTTTCCAGTGACAGATATATTGCAGGTGGTGCAGCGTCAAATTTCTCCTGAATCTGCACTATTTTGTACATTGCCGGATTATGTTCATTGATAATTTCATCTCTTTCAAAATCGAATGGATCCCAGAGCCAGCCGCTTTGCGAATCAATGATAACAATGTCAAGAGCTTCAATATCTTCCCTGTTCAGCACTGCTGCCGGAATGCTTAACAATTTTGTTATTTTATTTCCTGCTGTCTGTGCGTCAAAATATCGTCTCTCTCCGATTGTTCGGTTTCCGAAGCGAATGTTCTTGAGCTTCGTGTCTACGATCACCCTGTCTTCTGTTTTGCAGATACTGAGTATCCCGTCTGTAAACGTTTCAAACTGTTTACGCCTGGCTCTTGGCATATTCTTCCACCTTCTTTGCTATCTGCAGTCCAATAACCTCACTTTTGTAGTTTTCCCAAAACTGCTGCAGCTCTCCAGAATACTCATACATTACAAGCTGAAAAAGGAGTGTCCTTTCCTGAGTATCCCCCAGGAAATCGCACTCCCCTATTTTTCCGGCTAATGATGCCATGCCTCTTTTTATCATTCCTTGGAGCTTTTCATCTCCTTTTGGATCGTCCCAGGTGATGTCCAGATAGTTTCTGACATCCTCCAGAAGTTTTGATAAATCATTTTCTGACATAGCACTCATTTTATCACTCCTTGGTTACAGTTACGGTATAAGTCTTTGTCTGCTCTCCGTCTGTGACTTTAACAGTTACGGTATTTGCTCCGGCGGTCCATGTGATCTTTCCGCCGTTTGTTACTTTGCTGGATCCCGCAGTAATTTCAATTGCTGCTGTTCCTGATTTCGGGAACGCTGTGATTGTATTTGTTGCAGTTGTTGTTTTTGCTGTGTATGTGTTTGTGTCGCTGTCAAATTTCGGTGAGAGGGTTAATCCTCCGATTCTCAGGTCAGACAGCAGTGCATTATCTACGTGCTCCTCCTGTTTACTTACAACCTCGAAGCGAACCGGATGCAGATCTGTAATGTCCAGAACGACAAAAGCATTGTTATCCAGTGCGAATCCATGAGCGTATAATTTGATAAGATATACTCTTTCGTCTTCCAGAAATCTGTATTCATCTGAATACTCAATCTTTCCGTTTTTGGACATTCCTACGCCAAGGAAATACTTTCCGGCCATTCCGTATACTGCAGTTCCTTCTGTAACTGCTGCCGACTGGATGATTTCCAGAGGAATCGGAAGTGTTGAAACATATACTCCGTCCGGAGACATTGCGCGTGTTGCCGGAAGGATTCGTTTCCAGTAATCTACCGGATTTACGATCATAATCAGGTTATCTACTGTTCTTGCCTGGCCTTTGCTGTTTCTTGCCATGATAGATGTAACATTTCCAAGCTGGATCATATCAAGAGCTGTCATTTTGATAGTCTCTTTTTCCGGATATTCTCCGGACACAACGTTCACTCCGTCTCCTACCTGGCGCGTCATTCCGATTGGCATGTCTTTTCCGGTACCATTTACAATTCCGTACTCAAGTCCATTTGCAAGAGCTTCTGTGAGTACCTGACGCACGTAGTTATCTAACCATGCAGGGCCTAAATCAAGCATAGCTTTTGATACTGGCAGGAATGCGCTCAGTTTATCCTGAGTTACATCTACTTCCTTGAATCCGGATGTCAGTTCTTCAATGATCTTGCTGCTGAGTTTGCCCCATGCTGCTTTCTGCTCTCCGTTTGTGTTCAACATCATTCTTGTGAGACCAGTTACAGTTGTCGCATTTAATTTTGACAGCAGCGGATGATTTGTTGTCAGTTCTTCAAATACAGAATCAATGATTGTCTCCGGAAAAACGGTCTCAATATTGTTGAGGGCCTGCTTTGGATCCGAAGATTTCATTGCGTCAATTACTTTCTCATAATATTCTCTTTCTGCGCTTGTGAGCTGGCGCACGCCTCTCTGTGCAAGTACGTTCATGTCGTTCTGATTTACAAGCTCTTTCGCCTGTTCAAGCACGTTCTCCTCAATGTCCTGGCATAATTCCAGATATGCTTTTGAAAACGCTTCTGAATCATTCTCCGCAACAGCTGCGTTCATTCTGTTGAGGATTTCCGTTCTCTTTAATGCGGCAAAATCTTTATTTTTCATTTTACTCTCCTTTTTTGAATCCCTGCAGAAATCCCTGCAGTGTGTGTTTTTCTGGTTCTTCCGGTTTCTTTCCCGGTTCGGGTTTCTGTCCTTTCTGCATAAGCTCCAGCTGTTCTCTGAAAGACTTCGTATCTTTCATATGCTGCATAACTTCCTGGAGACGTTTCTGCATTCCTTCTTTTGTCGTGTCTCCCTCTGGCGCGTGTCCGTAATCCTCTACCTTGTCGATCAGACCATATTCCAGACAATCATCCGGAGTCAGGAAGGTTTCTGCCTCCATCATGTCTGCAAGCTGCTGTTCTTCCAGATTTGAACGTTCAAGGAAGATTTTCCGATTGCTTGCCGTAAGTACGTCCAAATCATCCGCTGTTTTTCTCAGCTCTCTTGCATTTCCGGATGCAGTTACCCATGGTTCGTGGATCAGTGCTGTTGTTCCTACACCCATGATCCTTTCGTCACATGCCTGTAAAATCACAAAAGCTACGGAATACGCCACTCCGTCAACAATTCCTTTTACGTGGCTTCCGGACTGCTTCAAAAGGTTGTAGATAGTTACTCCCTCTTTTACAGATCCGCCGTTTGAATTGATATGTAATTCAATCGTATGATCTTCCGGGATTGCCGCAAGCTGATCGCGGAAATACTTCGCAGATGTCTCGCTTTCGGTATATGACCATGTTTTCCAGTCAAATTCTCCATACGCTGATACATCATCATAGATGTATAGCAAATGTACCGCCGGATCTGCTGCCTGCTTAAAACAGTAATTTGTTTTATTCTGTGTTTTTTCCATTCCCGCCATTTTCTCCACCTCCTTCCAGGCTGTTCAATAAATCCTGTACTGTGCTGTAATTCTTTGTAATAAAATGCTGGTTTGCCCATTCCTCATTAATCTGCGGCTGTCCCATTGCGCGCAGGATCATGTTGATCGTATGCGTTCCAGACTGTACCAGCTTGTCAATCTGTGTCGCATTGCTGAATATGTCAACATGCTTAACGTGTGACGTGTCTACCATGCAGCGGCTGCCCTTCAATACGGCTTTCCCGTATTTTTTGCGGTTGATTTCGCTTTCTAAGGATCCGGCTAATGGATCCAGTGCAACAGTCAGTAGTTCGTCTATTGCCTTGCTGTTGTCCTGCACGTCCCCTTTCAGGATTGACGGAGGGATTCCTATTGCCCTCGCTGTAAAGTCGAATACATCATCATACAGTGCTTTTATGTCTCTTGTTGTTGTTTCATTGTAGTTCTTTGATCTGTTCGTTTCTGTGAATGTATACCCTTCGAACAGTGGCAGAACTGCATTTTCGCTTTCAAAGAACGTCTTAAAATAATCATTTAGCAATTTTTTAAGAGTATCATCAAAGTTTTTTGCGTTCTGGGCTACGGCTGATATGTCCAGAGTTCCTTTTGAACCATGCGACTGCATAAAAGTCTTGGTTCCGTACTGGATCAGCTTCGCATAGGATCCATATAACCCATGTAGAATCGTATTTACATTTTTCCAGTTCGGTTTCAGATACAAAGCATCTGTGGATCTAAACGATCTCTGAAAAGTGTAATCATCAATCTGCACCTGGCTATACGTGTTCCCGTACAGTGCGCTTCTGGTTGTACAGAACGAATCTGCCACATAGAGCTGTCCATCTATTCCAGCAACAACCAACGCCTCTCCATTTCTGAACATTTTTTCGATCAGTTTGTCAAAAAACTGCTGTTTATTCTGGTTTCTGTTTGGTTCGTAGTTCCAGGTATAATATTCATCCCGGAATATTTCGTCACCATTCAGGAATGTACGAATCTCGCATTTTCCTAACATTTTTGCAAGAATCTGAATTGCTCTCTGAAAAGCCAATTCCCTCAGATAAATTTCTGTCATTATGCTCTCAATCGGATTGTCTGCAATCTCAATTCGAGACACATTTTCAACTGACTGCTCTGGTTCTGGCTTCCCCCGTATCAGATTCCTGAATGAAAATCCCAACCTTTCTCACCCCCTTTCAGTAAGTCATTACTCCAATATCAGGCACTGCTGCCGTTTGTGCGTATGGGATCATGTCCTCTATTGTCATTGACGCGACAAGTGCCATAAACGGGTCAGTTTTTCTGCTTTTCGCTTCAATTTTCCCGTAAACATAGTTTCCTATGTCTGCATCATCTTTCTTTCCCGGTTTTCTCCCGTATGGGATCATTTTTGTATTGTTCGTCCCCCAGCGGAGCACTGGATTGTCTCCCCAGATAAAATTGTCATTTGCGAAACAGCTGTCTATCACTGTCGCAACTCTCATTATGTCTGAGGGACGTACAAGCTTTAAATTTTTATATACTTTTGCGTCGAATCCAATTTCCCGGAGTGCTGCTGCCAGCAGAGCATAGCGGAAATCGTCAATCGCAATTCCTTTTATGCAATATTTCATCATTGCTGCTTGAATATAATCAGTGATGATCTCCGGATGTATCTCCACATCATCCACCATTGTCAGCAGTCCTCTCCGTCTCCATTCTTCCAGAGGAGCTTTTATCCTTGGAATATCTTTTGACTGGCTGCACAACCATGAATGATTGATGTCATACCGGATATTTTCATCTCTGAAATGCAGATTTACGGAAACAAGGTCCGTAATCTTCGAGAAGTCAATCCCGCAGGTGCATGTCCACCCTGACAGATCCGGTATTTCTCTGTTCGTGAGCTTTATTTTCTCATACGAACACACTTTTATGTCTGCGGATCCGCTTGGGATATTCATTCTCTTTGTCATAAATGCAGTGAGACGTTCAGGATGCGCTAACCAGTCATTGTACTCTTTTCGCATTTCTCCCATTAACGTCGGGAGATATGGCAAGGACGGATTTGCTTTTTCCCAGTTCTTTTCGTCGTATACTTCTTCTTTGTTGTCCAATCTGCAGATAAATGGCAGCATACCATTGTCCGGAAGATCATCAAAAAGAATATCCGTCGCTGTCCCAAGCATATCGTCAAGTGGTCCTTCTCTTATATCTCCCTGGGTGGTGTAGTAGGACCGGCGCGGATGTGGTTTCTTTCCAAGTCCGGTTGTGAACACTTCAATGTTCTTGTAGTCCTGATATTGATGTATCTCATTGAACACCACCATACCGGAGCGCATTCCGTCTTTTCCGGATGGGTTGTTTGTACGTCCCAGAATCGTTGATTTCGTTTCTGTTCCTACTACCTTCTCAGATGTCCAGTAATAGAATTTTTTTAATTTTTTCGTATGTTCAGGCGTTTCAAGAGCTTCCACCACGTCTTTGACGGGTCTTAGTGCCTGATCTTCGTTATTTGCACAAATATCTACGTCATACGCCCTGATTCCGTTATACGGACTTACCAGGCAGGCAGATTCCCACGCTATTGTTCCGTCCTTCCCCGCGCCCCTTCCGAGCATACAGAAAAGATCCGGCCAGCGCGGAGTCTTTGATACCCTCCAGTATGTGCAATCGTGCAGTCCCACGACAAAGATCTGCCAGGGAAATAGCTTTTCAAACGGGAAATATTTTGCAATCCCGATATATTTCGTCAGCTGTTCGCTGTCTGTGTATATGTCTTCGTTTTTGAAACAACTTCTGACGTGTGATACCAGTGCTTTGACTTCCCTGGAAGCTCTGATTTTCTCAGACTCTACGGCCTCCATGAACTCCTCTATGCGTGGATCACAATTCGTCATCATCATCCCCCTTTATTGTTTCTTTCGTTGTCAACTCCAGCTTGTCCAGAATCATCAGCATCTGTTTGTTGACAGCAACCAGATCTTTGACCGACTGGTTCTGTTTTACAATCGTTGCTTTCCCGCTTGCGGATGTGGTCTCAAAGGTCACTCCGCGCTTTTTTATATCTGTTTTTAGCTTCTTTTTGACATCATAGAGGGTCATATAGTCGTCCAAAAGGTCTTTGAAGACGGAAATATCTGCCTGTTTTTTTCTCAGCTGCTCTTTTAAGCTTTCTAATATATCCGCTTTTTTTTCGGCCATTTTTTCACCCCTATTTTTTTATTTTTTCATCATGTGCGACCTTTCGCAGATTTGTCGAGGCCACCCACCGGTCTCCGGCCGGCCGCCAAAAATCGCAAATTTTTCGACCGGGGGTATCAGTCCCAGCGTTCCTCTGTCAGCGGTTCCTGCTTCTGTGGTTTTCTGTAACCATGCACTGCTTCATGGCACTCATGGCAAAGGCTTATAAGGTTTCTTTTCTTCACTCCATGCCACTCATACCATATGTCCAGAGCCATCTCAGGATGTCTCTTCACGTAGTTTACATGGTGTACTGTCGTGGCTGCTGTGTATCTGTGATGTTCTCTGCACCTCTGGCATTCATTGTGATCCATCTTCAACACCTGCTGCCTGACCTGCTTCCACCTGGTCCACACATAGAACCTGTGTATGTCGTTCGCTACGCACCAGCGCACGAACTCTGTTTCCTGTTGCGTCATATTCCTCCTAACTCAAAAGAGGACCTGCATATAGCAAGCCCTCTCTCGCGGGGAACGATTATTCTGTGGCTTTCCTGAATACCACGTTATCAATATATCATTTATTTTGTCCTTCGAGTACCGCATTACAGATACTCTTTTATCTTGTCTTTGTTATTGTTTCTCAGTTGCGCCTGGTACTTCTGTATTGTTTTCTGGAAGTTCTCCATACTCTTTCTGTATGCTTCTACTTTCGCAATGTTTTCTTTCCCGAACATACGGCGGTATCTTGCCTGCATGTTCCTGATCCGAATCAACATTCCTTTCGTCTTGTTATCCTTTAGCAGTACAATATACTTCTTTCCGCACTGTTCACACTGAATGTATTGGATGTCCAATTCTGTATTTGGTATATGTTCTTCCTTTGCAGTCTGCTCCATCTGAGCCTTGCATTTATCACATTCTATCATCTAATCCTCCTTGCTATGATACTGTAAAACCTCCTACGCATTTCGTAAAAGTACGATCTCTCGCATGGAATGCCTCTGGCTTTCATAGTCTGAAATGTACAATATTCTGTTGTCACATAATACAGCAGATATGGATACAGCTCTTTTTCTTTTCCGACTGCTTCCATGGCTGCGTCTTCAATCTTCTTTATCTTGCGTGCAATCTCGGCCGCTTCCATGGCTGCGTCAGCAGTTGAGTCAGAACAGTTATGTGATCCCGACTGTCCAGTCAGATTCTGTCCGGCTCTTGTGTCTCTCTTTACGGCCAGCTCCTCTTTCCACTCTGTATACTGTAAGCAATAGTTGTATGCGGTCTGAAAAGCTCTCTTTGATATATTATATTTCTTTCTGTTCAGCGGTCTCACGTTTGGCATATCTGCCCTCCTTAAAACTAATTATTTTTCTTGATCTGGCCAGTATTCCTGTGTGTCCATGAATTTTATTTCTCCTGGATATACCTGTTCTACTTTTCCGTTTTTATATTCCACAATGGCAAGTGTAATATTTGTTTGTCCTCCTGGACTTCCGCCCACCAGTAGCGACGGTTCAACAACTGTTGCAATTTCTGTCCATCTGTGAAATATAGCCTTTCTTCCTCTCACTCGACATAATCTGCATTTGCGTAATCTCTCATAATGTTCTTTTGTGGTAATCACATAACCATTATCTGTCGTAATCTCTGTATCACTACAGAAAAACGGTCTATGTGCTACATTGTCAATTAATTTCTTAACGTCGTTAATGTCCATCATGTTTGTGATCCTCCATGATAAAATTTTTTCCAAAAATCTCCATAAACTCTTCCCTGCTGCCGAATCGATCCTCAAAAACTCTCTGTCCCTCTTCATGTAGCATGTCCATGACCTTTTGGTTTGAGTGTACTGCCTCCGGTCCTGTTCCTGCCAAGTGATGCACATTACAGAGATATACTTTTAACCCGTAGTGTCCTGAATGTGTCCGATTCGGACACCCTCCGAAAATGTGATGCTCCTGGAGTGCTGGATGTCGTCTGTAATCATTGTGCAACTTCATACAAAGATAACAAGTGCCACTTTCTCTGCTGTGCATGATGCTCGGTCTCTCTGGTTCTTTCTTCTTAGTCCGTTTTTTCTTTTTCTGCTTCGGAAATGACTGCATTTCTGTGTCCCTCCAGCTTTTTCTTGTAATTTGTATGATAGTCTTTGAACCAGCGCGTCTGTCTACGCTGATTTACGATTATCCTTGCTTCTTTGTTGTCCATTTCTCCTCCTTTCTCATCAAAACGGCATTTCTTCCTCTATTCCCTCCGGAATATTCATAAAACCGTCTGGATCTGTTTCAGGAGCTGGCTGTGGGCGACTGCTGCCGGATCCGGCGTTCTTTCCCTCTGCAAATTCCTGTTCCTCAACTACAATCTCTGTTGTGTAGACCTTATGTCCATCTCGGTTCGTGTAACTGCCGGTCTGAATGCGTCCAGAAACAGCGATTTTAGTTCCCTGTCGCAGATATTTCTCTGCAAACTCTGCAGCACGGCCAAAAGTCACGCAATTGATAAAGTCTGCGGTTGCTTCTCCGTCACGATGGAATCTCCGGTCTACTGCAAGTGTATATCTGGCAATTGCCAGGTTATCTCCGGAAGCGTAGCGCACTTCCGGATCTCTGGTTAAACGTCCCATCAAAATTACTTTATTCATCATTTTCTCCTTTTGAATCTACTTCCTTGAGGTCTTGTCCCCCCGTTTCGTTTTTGTTACATACGCTGTGCGGCGTGAGTTCATTTCCATGTCGATCAAATTTCCACACTGTAAGCATTCCTGCGTCAGTTCTGCAGTGTTTCTGTTTGTCATGTACTTCCATGAACTTCCGCAGGCTTTGCACTCTGCATACATTGGTTTTAAAGCTCTAAGCTGTGTTACGTGTCCGCATTTCTTACATTTGTGCCGTGTCTCTGGTTCTTTTGCGTTGTACGAGATTGTCTCTCCACATTCTTCGCAACGAATATGTAAAAATCCTTTGTATTCTTCTGCAGCTTCGCTAATCGTTGTCTCCGGTACCTGATCTGTTTCCTTTTCCGGATCTTCAATCTCAAAATCATCATTTTCGAAATCATACTTTCGTGCCAGTTCTGTCACATCCTTGAGGAAATCATATTCTTTCGAGTCTGAGATCCGTACATGCAACGTAAAATTACCGGTTTCATTTTGAATTATCATTTCCATTTGTCTTTTTCTCCTTTACCATTACTATTTTTGTATCTTTGATGCGATACGCTCTTGAATCTCCCGGATGTTCTGTCTCAAGGATGCGATCCTCCAGCAACATTGCTATATGTCGTCTAACTGTTGCTTTTGACAGTCCTGTATCTGCCGCAATCTCATAAGTAGCCGGTGGATAACAGTGCCGCTTTATGTATTTAACAATGAATTTCAGGATCTTCTCTCTGTTGTCCTCCGCCTCTGCTGTTGCATAGTTCAATTCCATTCACCTCTTTTTCTGCGGTGTGCTGTCAATGTTTTTGTTGTATTTACCACATTTCTCGTATTTACTGCGTATGAACTTTCCGGAACTTCTGAAATGTTGATTCCTATGCCTGCAAACAGTTTTATCAGTGCATCCGCTGCCTTTTTTATCGTTACCCTGTTACCGGCCCATGCTTTCGTAAATTGTGCTGCAATTTCTTTCAACTTCTCGCTGTCCCAGGAGCAGTTTACTGTCGGTTTCTTTCCTCCCCACGGCTTGTTTATTGCCCGGTGATAGCTTTTCCCGGAATATTTCATTTTTTTCGGCGGGTTTTTGCCTGTCTCCTGCTTGTATAGTTTCTTTTTCTGTCTCTTATTCATTTCTTTCCTTTCCTGCTGCCTAACAGCTGATCGCAGACGGACTCAAATTCTCTCAGCAGGTCAAAATCTACCTTTCTGCTTAATTTCCTGTCAACTTCTTTTACTTCGTACTCTCCGAATATGTGATCCCCGGATGTTCTGGCGTTGTTGACCTGGGCGGTTGTGCAATACAGCGCTTCTCTGATTTCTCCGCTTGTTGCATTCTCTAGTATCAGATCGCCGGATCTGTTTCTCACCTCATACAGTTTTTTGACCATTTCGTCCTCCTTAATGTTCTGCAAGGAACGTCTGCATCATTTTCGTTTTCCATTCTGGTTGATTGCTTACCCATTTCTCGCACTGATCGTCGTCCTCTACCAGACGGCCGGTGCGATCGCAGAGTCCACGATCATTTTCTATGCAAGTTTTACATGTCTTCTCCATTTTCTCCCTCCATTTCACTGTTCTTTCAACACTACCTGGATCTGTTTCAGTTCTTTCAGGGTTGCTCTCGCAATGTCTAAATGCTCGTCGGATGTTTCCTCGTCAATGTATTCCTGAATCAATTCTTTCAGTTGCTCCGGGTCCACTACAATTTTCAGGTGCTTCACCATCGCTTCTCTAATCAACTTTGAACACTGCTTGTCTGTCAGATTCTCTTTTTCGTCAATTTCTTCCAACGCTTTGTTATATTTCTCTGTATCGAACTCATAGCAGTCCATCAGCTTGCTTGTGAACCTCTTACTCCGGTTCGTTGCTAGCCGTGCCTCTTCTGCTTTTTCTCTCAGCTCGTCCAGCGTATCCAGGCTAATTGTCGCCGTGCCATCCATGTTTTCTGTCTCCTTTCTGTTTATTTCTCCATTTCAATTCCGTTATCAATAAGTCTCTTCATCTCTTCGTCCAGGATCCGGACATAGGTTCCTTTTACCATCTTCATCAGCTCTGGGCTGAGTGTTTCGCTGCCTTTTCCTGATACCAGGCTTTTAGCCAGGGCGAAGATATACGCAATGCTTTTATCTTCTGTGACAGTCTCCTGAAATTCAATCACAAGGACCTTGCGGCCCTCGTAACTGAGTATCCAGGCGTTTTTTACTACTTTTTTATGTAACTCTAAGTGAGCAACAAGCGCCTTTTCCTGCATCTTTTATTCCTCCTGCTACTTCTGTAAGCCTTTTAAGAACTCACACAATTCGGTTTCTGAGTTTGGAAATTTATCATAGCGTGCATGATATGTCCATTTTGGCACTCCGCCAGCTCGATCCGGTTCAGGTCCGCCTACTAGGTGCATGTAATATGTCTCTGTCATTCTTGACACCCACCAGCTTTTTTGTTCTCCTGGATCCGGTGCATACTCTTCCACGATCAGTCGTGCTCCGTTCTGGAAATCGTATTTATAATATTTGACGCCTATGTTTTTATCCTCATACCAGAGTCCCCAGTCTTTGTAGGCTCTGAGCCACGCCTTACGCTGATCGTTATTTTTCATTTCCGGTAATGTGTCGCTGGAACACTCCGCGATCTTGTTGACTTCAACAAAATCGTTTTCAGACGTTTTGTTATCTTCAACAATATGTTCCTGCTGCTTATTGTCCGGTTCTTCTGTTGCCGAAAAGCAGCTCTTTTCCGGTTCTACTGGTCTATTCGCTGATGAATTATTCTTTTCTGGCTTCTCTGGTGCGTCTATGGACACCATTTTCACCGGTTTCTGTTTCTTCCCGAATCTTTTCACCAGTTCTTCCGCCAGCTCATTCCATGTGAGCGTATGCTGCATTGTATCGTCCGGATTGAATATAATTCCCTCTTTTCCTGTCTGATAGTTGAAATGTCCATTCCTGATCCTGACGTCTCTGTATCTGATGCTGATTAAGTATGCTGCCATTCTTGTGTCACATTTGATAACTCTTTCTCTCTCGCCTTTGTTCAGTGCTTCAAACAGTCGCTCTATCTGCAATTCTGGTTGTACCGGTGTCTCATTCTCTGGCGGTCTCTGCTGCCCGGTTGCCTGCGCAAGCGTGAACTGTCCCGGAATGTCTCTGTTGTCTTCCTGGAGCTTCTTGAAAGCTCTTACCTCTGCTTGCGTTATGATGTCGTGTTCCATGTAGTGCTCCATAGCCTGCTTCTGATATTTTTCATCCAGATCCGCAAGCTCACGGGCCACGGTGATGTTGATTTTCTCCGCCTCAAACTCCGCCATCCATTCGGCGCTGAGCCTTTTCTGGACTGCGTGGTATCTTTCCATCTGTGTTCCGGATACTCCGATTGTTTCTCTCACGATGTCTCTTGTTTTGCCTTTCAGTCCAGCAAGGTTTTTCAGCTCTTTTATGATCTCCTCGGTATCCAGAGCTTCTCGCATCTTCTCCCAGTCTGATTTATCTCTAAACCGGTTCGCCTGGATAACAGACAGGCGTTCAAGCAACTTTGATATTGCGTCGTCATTTTCCCTTGTTTCCGAACCGTTAATGCAGTTTTCCTCAATCAAATTCTTACGTGCATTATCTTTTACTTTTGTATATTTGCAGTTTATCTTTCGAAACTCTTCATGTCCCTCCTCTACCAGCATCCTGCAGCACATTGTCCGGCAGTGTCCGGAAATTATGTAATCCTCTCCGTCCCTCTCTTCGATCAGGACATCCTGCATCACTCCGAACAGCAGTATAGAGTTTTTCAATCCCTGCAGTTTCTCCGGCTTGACCCCGTAAAAATTCGCTTTCGATGGGATTAGTTTGAACACGTCTCTGTACACCGTATCACTTGAGTTTTCTTCCTGTATCTGTTTCGGACGTTTCGCAACCATATCGGCAAGGTTAAAAGCCATTACTCCTCACCTCCTGATATGTTCAGCTCTGCAATATACTCTGTTACAAGGTCCTCATAGTCCTTTGCAGCTAAAGATCTCGGTGAATACTTCGGAATCGGGATTCTCGCGTATGTACACTCTGATACTTTTCTGGAATATCTGATACGTGTTTTTAACATCGGGTATTCTGCTGCCTGGATCAGCTCCAGCCCTTGTCGCTGCGCTTCGTTTCTTCTGTCGTATTTCGTGATAAAGATCCAATAATTCTCAAGATCTTCGTTCAGGTCCTCTCGCGTATGCCGGATCTGATTGACAAGCTCCGGTAGTCCCTCTCCGGTGTTGTCGTCGATTTCGACAGGAATCAATACATCATTGCACGCTGTCAGCGCATTGATCGTGGAGATATTAATATCCGGTGCGTTGTCAATGATGCAGAAATCATACAGATCCTTGACACATTCGAGTGCGTTCTTGATACGATACTGCTGCGGGCGTGTCTGATCCAGCATGACCGTCTGATTTGCTGTAAGCAGACGCATGTTTGCCGGGAGCACGTCCAGATTCTCAAAATCTGTTTTTTTGATGAGCTTGTGCATCCAGTCTTCCGGATGCCGCGTCGTCATGATCCTGTCAATGCCCTCTCCATCCTGGGTGCGTCGGTTCAATCCTCTCGATGCATCCCCTTGCTTATCGTTGTCAAGCAGGAGCACTCTGTATCCCTGGTTTGCAAGGATGTACGCAATGCTGTTTGATGTGATCGTCTTAGCCACTCCGCCTTTTAAGTTAATAACCGCTACTGTTCTCATAATTTTCCCCTTTTCTTGTTGTTATTCTTTTCTTTTTCCGTAGCTACATCCGTCCCCTGGTTTCAGTTTTCTGCGTATTCCCTCTACACACTGGCAATAGCCTATGTTTTCTGGTTCTGAGTAATATCTGTACTCACATTCTTCGCAGAGTACAATATGCTTGTACCTGTCCATAAGTTTCATAGCCTGGCTATGGTCAAAGTGATTGATCTTGTCATATTCTGCTTTGATCCCGTCTGTATGCTTCTGCAGTTCACAGTAATGGCAGAAATAATCCAGTTCCTCCTGGTTTAAATCTTCTTCTCTGTATCTGCAGATATTGTCGCAGATATATTCTTCCAGAGCTTCAATGTTTGTGTCTATTCCGTCGTCCTCTTTCTTCGTCGGCTCGGCGCATCCATTCGGGTTTGCCGTTCTCTGGCTCGCTGTCAAAATAAATTCCTCCTTTCTGGTCTTTGTAATACGTGAATTTATATCCTGATCTAGTGATCGTGCCTATGTATTCCATGTCAGCCGGGTTCTGTTCTGGTCTCAGGCTCCATCCCTTTCCCCATATCTCCTCCATCTTTTTTCATTTCCTCCTGCATCCATACGGAGTATGTGTGTTTTCCAGAGTGAGAGGATATCACGATGCTGCACTCTTTTATCTTTCTGCAGATACTCTCCCATTCCTTAGCGTTCTTTATCGGTTTGCCTTTTGTATCTTTGAAATCTGTTGCTGCCATTTCATCTATTTTCAGGATCCGTGCTGCAACAAACGCGTCTTTTGTATATACGCATACCTCACATTCTTTGTGGAATCGTACAAGAGCTTCTTCTAGCGCCTGCAGATTGCACTTGTGATATGTTCCCTCTGCTGATCCGAACCCTACACGGGTTACTGGTATGCATCTTCCGGCCATGGCTTCAAGTACATATCCGTATTTTCGCCAGGTGCATTCCTGGTTTTGCTTGTCCGTCTCCAGATATATATTTACTTTCATGCCCTTATTCCCTCTTTTTCTTTACTTTCTTTTTCTGTTCCTGCTTCTTTGGCAGTCTCTTCGTGCGGATCAGTGTATATGTGCGGTATGGTTGACCGGTCACGCTGTTGATGTCTTCGTGAAAAGAGTCTTTTTCCACTTCCCACCCTTTCGGGATTCTGACTTTTCCCCATGTCTCCCAGTGCTTATGCACTTTTTCATCCGGCTCCGGAATTGGCAGGTTCCTCGACGCTGAATAACTCGCCTCCCTCAACCTTGGCTCTGTATCCGGTGTCTTTGTTATGTACGCTGCCAGATCAGCAAACTCACCTTTTTCATACATGAGTTTGTTTTCCACCTGTCCATGCGGCCATGCCTTTCGCAAAATGATGTCGGTATCCGGAATCCTGTTCACTATGATGTGTATGTGCCAGGCTCCTCTTGTGCCTACCTCAATGTTGCGCATCCATTTCAGCTCTGCTCCCCGTTTCTTGTATTCTCTCCGGAGAACCTGCAGGAATGCTTTCCAGTCTTCCTTTGCTGCTTCCATGGACGCCGGTCTCTTGTCCATTGCATATGACAGTCTGGAGAAATAATCATCCACGTCGAAATTGTTCCGGAGCTTCCAGCGCGCCAGCCTCTCCCGGTTATACTGGTTCCTCTTCTTCATCTGCTCCGGGGTGGCTTTCTTCTTCTCCTGCCTCTTCTGTTCCGGTGCTCCATACCTTGCTGTATGATACTCATACACCTCTATGACATTCCGGAACCTCATTCTCATACTTTTGTAGCTCATATAAGTCCCCTTTTGAATCCATCTCTAATACTTCTAGCAAGTTTGCAACAGGGGTTTCTCTCCCCTGCTTTCAGGCTTGCTTTTTTGAGTTTTCAAGAATCCGGGATTACAATGATATAAAGATCGTTACACATGATTCTGAGCTGACATTTGTTGCATGTATGTCAGCTCATTTAGTTTACATAATACCGTGCTGTTTTTTCTTGACTTCACAATATGTTTTCGCTGCTGCTTCCGTCATATTCCCTGGAGCATCAATGTGGTGTGCCTCGAACTCCATTGCCTCTCTGAAATGCGCTACAACTAATTCTGTTTCCGGATTATCCTTTCGCATATCTTTTGCGATTATCTCAAGCGCATTGATAATAAACGGCATATCTCCGTTTGGTGCTGGAAAAATAGCGTCTGCAATTTTGTTCAACCACATTGTTTGTCTTTCAAACACCAGTTTAAGCAGCTCACCGCTTCCAGCCTCCTTTGTTGCTTCTCCTATTTTCTTCATAAACTCTTCATATCCATTAAAATCACTTTTAAGCATATAATCCTCCTTGACATTTCTTTTCAGGTTCCTTATACTATTTATAAAAGTTGTTTTTTCTTTTTGGCTCCCACGTCTGCCAACGTGAGAGTCTTTTTTATGTTCTCGAATATATCTTCAATCCAGAGCATGAATATGAATGCGCACACGCTTATCGCAAGTGTAAGCATAATCGCCTGGATCCTGCTGCCGATCTCCCAAACCGGCAGCATTGAGATCAGATACCCTGTCAGCATTGATGTGATTACTTTTCGTTCCATTTCTGCCTCCTTATGCTGTTTCCTCTTTCTTTGGCTTTTCTTTCACCTTTACGGTGATGTCAACGCCATGCTTCTTTGAGAGGATCATGGCAAGGGTTTCGTAAAATCTTACCGTATTGAATGTTCCTTGCGTTTCCATCTTCTTCCCCCTCCTAAAACTCAAATTCTACTGCAGGAGCTGTCGGCATTGGTGTATATCCGCCAGCCAGCTCCAGGCGTCTTATTGCTTTGCGTCGGCTTGCTTCGCTGTTGTCCCAGGCATATTCGTATCCATCCGGAGCCGGTCCACGTTTTGTTTTCCCGTTACAACGATCAGTGATAGCTTGTCGACTCAAAAAATTCTTTTTCGCTGCTTCTCTCGCAGATCTGTAATATTCCACATCCTGTCCGCAACTGTCCAATTTCACGACTATTTTATTTCTGGAACTGTAACCGGTCAGCTTTCCAAGTTCCTGTCTGGGTATGTATGCTATATTGTTTATGTGATTCTCAGACTGCATTCCGTTCTTATGATACGGAACCGCACCGTCAGGAACAGGTCCTAAAAACGTCCTTGCAATCAGGGAGAGAACTATCTCCTCTTTCGCTTTTCCGTCTTTTGTGAGCTTCACAACCAGGCGCTGACTCCCTTTCATTTTTTTGTGATAGGGAGTCATGCTGCGAAACTGTCCGGATTTCAAAGTTCTCCGGATGTTTCCCTCTGTGCTCGCCTGGTATTTGCCGTCATATCCTGGAATATCTTTCCATCTTTCAATCAAGGTCGTCCCTCCCTTATGCCGGCTTTTTCTGAGCCGACATGCTTGCACCCACCTTGACGCCTTTCAGGAATGTATCCATCAGTGTCTGCTTTGTGATGTTTACAGACTGCAGAAACGCTGTCAGTTCTTCGGCTTCGGCTTTGTCTTCCATGCTTAACATTACTTCCATATTCTTCTGTGACATATCTTTCGCCCCTTTCTGGCTTACCTCATCAGTGAACACGTTGCCATCGTGTCCAGACGGTCATTGTTGACCGTTTCGGCTATTCTTCTTTCCATTGGTATGATGTACATGCTATACACTGTTTACACTTTTCCAGTGGTTCATCTGATATTTCACCTCCGAATCCCATGCAGGTTCCATCGCTGTCTCTTCCTGCACTTCCAATCTTTTGCTGTATGCTGCATGTCTGGATCCGCTTCTCTATCCTGCACTCTTTACAGATGATTTTCTTTCCAACTGTGCATCCTTTCTTTCTCGCATACTTAGCAGCCCATGCCCTGCTAACTCCGTCATTATTGGATGTCCAGCCCATAACCCATTTGCCGCAAATATCGCAATATACATCCGTATCTACCTTTCTTGTGATTGCCATTTATGTTGTGCTCCTCCGTTTCGGCTTGTACTTTTCTTTCTTCTCTCCTATACTTTAGCTATCAGTCTGTACCAGAGACTGAAAACTAAAGAAAGGAGACCACTACATGAGCGAAAAAGAAATTGCAATTCATAATATTGCTCTGCTTTACAGTATTCATAAGGAACTGCACCCTGATGATACTGAAATGACTCTTGAAATGATCGCTGCTAACTACAGCAGAACTGTTTCAGAAGTCAAGGAGATTCTTCTGTAATCTCGCAAATAGCGAATGGTTTCAGCTTTCTGATCCGTTCGCTATTTTGTTTTATCGCAGATTCTAAATACTTCGGAAGTAACTCAGCTTCTCCCTGAGTCCATCCGCACTCCTGCATTTCTTTTAAAATCTGCCTTGCTGTTCGTTGGATCATAAATTCGTCTATTCCTCCAACTCTTCGCCTGGGTCTCTCCAACGTTCCGCATCCCCTTTCTTTTGTTCGTTCTAAAAACATGATAGTTGTTTAAAAGAATTTTGTCAAGTCATTTTTGTTCGTTTAAAAAACTTTTTTCCGTTGACATTCCGTTTTTTCAGTGCTATGCTATTTTTATAATAAAAAGGAGGTGAACACATGACTCGCGGTGAACGTGTTAGAATAGCACGTAAAACTCTCGGTCTCACACTTGAAAAGTTCGGCGCCAAAATTGGTCTGAAAAAGAGTTCTCTCAGTCAAGTTGAAACCGGCGTTAATGATCTTACAGAATCAAATATAAAAGCTATTTGTCGTGAATTTAATATTGATGAAAAATGGCTCAGAGATGGCGTTGGCTCCATGTTTATAGAGTCAGAGACATTCAGTCTTGATGAATTTGCTGCGCAGCATAATGCGACAGATCTTGAAAAGGAAATCATTAAGACTTATTTTGAAATCGATCCAGCGATCCGGAGACAGATCCTAAATCACTTTAAAGAGAATCTTATGGTTGCTGGTGGTGCTCCAGACAGCCCAGAAGAATTAGAAATTATGCACCCACCTGTTACAGGTGATGAAAAAACAAATGCTGGATAATAAAACACCCAGCTGCAACTAACTATTTATTTAAGTATTATGATTTGAGTTCCCCCATTAAAGTCAAGATTAATATATATAGTATTGTTGCTGTGATAATACAAAGCGTATATTTTGCAGTTGCCGTAATGTATGTATTTTCTTTTCACCATTGTTTCCACACCTTCCCGTTAGTAAGTAACAGCTGGGTGCAAGAAACATTATAAGAGGGAAACTCATCATAATACTACCGGTAAGTTTTTCCAATCAAGGAGGTATAAATGATGGGTCTTTTTAATAATAGTGGTGAAACCAAAGAAGAAAAGAAAGCCCGTAAGCAGGCAGAAGCCGAGGCAAAACAGGCAGAAAAGGATCTTGCAGCTCTCCGTAAATTCGGAATGGAAAATTTAAAAGATCCTAATGATATTGAATCTGTCAAAAGTATTCTTAATGAACTAAGTGGTACCGGTCTTACAGAGCTTGGAATCTCTTTGGGTGCCGGAAGTGATCGTGATATTCAGAAAAATATTATGAACTATCAGCGTGCAGTCCTTGAACAGAATTTTATTATCATTCGTCAGCTTGACAGAATCGCTAAATTACTGTCCGACAAATAATTATCTAGGGGTGGAACGAAC